CGAAACCGCACGCGCGCTCGAAGAACTCGAGCCAGCTCAGCCACCACTCGTCGTAGTACCAGTAGCCAAAGTAAAAGACCCAGTCGAGGACCTGAGCGCTGACCTGAGCGCGGACCTGAGCGCGGACCTGAGCGAGGACCTGATCGCTGACCTGAGCGCGGACCTGAGCGAGGACCTGAGCGCTGACCTGAGCGAGGTATGCAATACCAAGCACGCCCTCGAATGGACTGCGCAGCCAGATCTGAAAGCGTGGCTCCGCCAGACCTGCCGCCGCGTAGGCGGCCCGCGCGCCGCGCCAGGCGCGGGCGCGATCCGAGGGTTCGGTTGACAGCCCGATCGCGAGCCACTCATCGCGCAGCATTGGCATCAGCGCCTCCTGCGCCGGCGTAAGGCGCTGGATTGGTTTAGTCGGCAACGCGCCGCAGCTCTTCGGGGCTGTACTCCCGCTGCCTGACCACGCGGTAGACGCCTGGTTCGATGGTCTGCGTCGTGTGCTCGGCGTGCTGTAGCTGCGGCGCGGACATGATCTTCGCGAACACGACCTCCGCCTTCTCGAACAGGTCGACCTTACCGCCAACGAGCTCGTGCACGTGGCCGGTCATCTCGCCCTCGGCCAGGATCACCCGCTTGGGGCGCAAACGCTTCGCTCCCTTGGGAACTTCGTCGACCGGAACGAGGAGCACATCGCCCTGCCTGTAGATCACCTCGGACCTCCTGGATGGGTGGCGACCGGCCACCGTCGGCGCACTTTGCGAGAGTACGAGCGGCCAGAACGGCCACGACAAACCGCCGGGCGGCATTTTCGCCCGCTGCCGTTCTGCCTCCGCTCGATCGACCGGGACCTCAGCGAGAGCTGCGTGGAAGCGGCGCCATGCGCGAGAGAGTGAACCCGGCCGCGCCAGCCAGTATTCAACACCACGGTACCGGCGCGACGTCACAACCGCGCCTCCTGTTGCACCGCTGCCGCGCCGACCAGGTTGAAGACCGCCTCTCGCCAGCCCTCATACAAAGGCTTGCCTTCTCCGCAGCAGTCGTCAAACCACGAATCGATTGTTCGAGAGGCCATCCCGGATTGTCGGCATCGGTCGGCGACCCTGCCGCAGAGCGGACAGCTCCTCGAGTGCCGCGAGAACTCCAGCCAGGTCACCTGGACCAATCGCGCCTGGGCTCCGCTGAGCGCAGCAGCCATGCGCTTGGCACGCTCTGCTTCTTCCGGAGTCAGCTCGCGCGTTAGGTCCGGTTCGGGAAGCGCGGGTGTGGAGGCGATGATGATCTGCAGTGTTCGTGCGAGGACCACGCCAGGCGCCGGCGCGAACTCTCGACCTTCCGCGGCGAGCTCGGCGATCGCTTTCAAGGCAGCCGGCTGTGCGATGTCCTTGAAGAGCTCGAATGCCGCCGCCATGGTGGGGGGTTCCCAGGGTTGGTTCGGCCAGAGGGCCAGTTCTTTGCGCCCGACCTCGAGCCACTCGACGTGATTCATCTGCCCTCCGACCGCGCTGTCTGCTGAGCCTCGGCATAGATCCGATCCAACTGTGCTGCGCGACTGTTCGATCGCGGCAGAGGAGCGCCAGGAGGTCTGCGCGCGAGCTCGAGGAACTTCTCAACAGTGCCGCCGTCCCGCAAGAGGTTCTTGATGTCGTCATTGAGCGCGATGTGGCGTTCGCTCCAAGGATCGTTGGCGGCACCGATAGTCTCCGCCTCTACGAGGTCTTCGATCGACCAGCCTTCACGTAGTCGGGCCTCGATCTTTGCCCGACGCTGACGAGTCAGCTTCGCTGTGGGATGCCACATGAGACGCCAGGGTTCGAAGACCTGCTCCGCGGGACTGAGAGAAACAGGAGGAACAAGCACAAGAGCGTCGGCTTCGCCGACGGGGGACCCTTTAGGGGGAACGGGATCCGATCCGATCCGATCCGATCCGATCCGGTCTGCGCGCGCGCGCGAGGAACGCGAGAACTCCCGAACATGCGCGAGGCTCTCGCGAGATTTTGGTGGTGCGGGAATACGGGAACGGGAGGGGTGGTCTACTTTTTGGTGGCGCGCCCAGCCAAGCAGGGCGATGCATTGCTGGGAGGTCCCTGGGTAGGTGCCGTCGACGTGCCCGTCCCATCGGGTGAGCATCCCTTGCTCCTCCATGACACGTAGCTGGCGGTCGACGGCAGCATGGGTGGTGGATCGATCACAGAAATCGCGTGTCATGCGGGCTGTGTCGTAGCGCAGGCGCCCGGCGTCATCGGCCTGCGTGATGAGACCGATGAAGACCGCTCGACCGACGTTGGAAAGGCGTCTGAAATCGGGGGAAGTCCAGATCTCCGGCTTGATGGTGCGGATGCGAGGAGCCATCAGCACGAACCTCGGAAAGCGGGGGAGATGCGGACGCCGGGGCCACAGTCCCCGACGCCCGCCAGCCCAACAACTGCGGTCAGCTCTCATCCTCCTGACCGTTCTTGCCTCCCGCGCCGAGCTTGAGGACGCCCTGGTTGCCGTCGCCCTTGACCAGCTGGATGGTGAGGCGCGTCTCCTCCCTCTCGTGGTCGACCGTGACCTGATGGCGGCTGATCTTGAAGCCGTGAGGTGCCGCCAGCTCGGCCATGTCCTGGACCAGGACCCGTTCGGCGATCGCCCGCTTAGCCGCCATCGCCGCCGTCGCCTCCGCCTTCGTCGGTTCCACCACCGTCACCGTCATCCGGCTTGGGGTCTGGATCCGGCGTCTCGGTCTCGCTTCTCGGCTTCACGCACGCGCTCCTTCTTCAGCGACGGGAGCTGCCGTCTCAGCCGGATGGCGTTTCCGGTCCGCCTCTCGCCATCCCACGGCCCAGGCGAGGGAGTAAGCCTCTGACCAGCTGCCGCGCCTCGCCTTCTTGGTGACGTGCACCTGGCGGTAAGGGTTGTCGTCCAGCGTCAGCCCGGCATCCCGCGCATAGCCACCACGGAAGAAGGCGCGCCGCAGCGCAGCGCTGGGGTGGCTCCGATACTCCCGCGGCGTCACCGCCGGAATGCAGCCCCTGGATCACTCGACAACGTCGTCGGCGATGCCGGCGCCGGCGCCGTAGAGGGCGGTTGGTCGGACGCCTCGGCGGCCTGGCCTTCCGCCGGGCCAGTTGCCTCCACCGTCTTGGCGTCTCCGCCCTCTACGGCTGCCGGCGCCTTCTTTGCATCGCCGTTGCGGGCGACACCGAAGTCGCTGAGATCGAGGACCTCACCTGGTGCGAGTCCGAGCTCACGTTCTTCATCGGCGGCGATCGCCTCTGCGGCCTCCGTCGTCAGAGGCAGGAAGGCGCTCATGCGCCGGATCACCGTCTTGGCCCCCATCGGCTCGTAATCGCTGACCCATGGCCCGTCGTCCTTGGCGCGTGAGCGCGCCCGATAGCGATCGACATCAGCTTTGCTCATGACGAGCAGTTGGTGGCCCCCGTTGGTGAAGCGAGCGACGCCGTAGAAGGCGACGATGCTGCCGCGGTCGAGCATGGCCGGCCGATGCACGAGGCGGTCCTCGATGCCGTACTGCCACTCGAAGACGTCGTTGGAGAACACAGCTCGCGCGCTGATGTCCGAGATCTCACCTGAACGCCGAGCCAGGACGATCATGCCCTTGTAGCCGAGGATGGGCGTGATCTCGCTCACGTTTTTCTTCGTGTTTTTGAAGGGCACCAGGTAGAAATGGCCGAGCGGGCCGCCGACCTCGAGGCCGAGATGCGCGGAGAGCAATAGCGCGCCGACGAAGGACTCGCGCGTGCAGTCAAGCAGCTTGGGATTGCGCCGGATCTCGTTGAGCGCGACGACGAGCAGACGATCCGCCGTCAGTCCGCCGGCCGGCAGTGCCGCCTGCAGCTGCGACTTGATCCTCTCGTCCTGGAAGATCGAGAGCACTGTCGATGCTGGCTTGGCCAACGACTGCGTCTGCTTGGCCTGGTCGATCCTGTCCTTGAGCTTGCTCACGTCGATGTCTCCTCCTTCCCGCCCACAACCGAGAACCGGCGATAACTCGACTTGACCGTTAGCTGCGCAGCGAGCAGCGGATGCTGGTTGCGAAATGTCTCGAGGTCGATCGTCGATCTCTCGAACCGCTTCCAGGTCACCCGCGGCCGGCCATCGCGTAGACCAATCTCGGCGTCGCCGAGCAGCGCCATTAAGGCCTGCTCTGCTTCTGCGCAGGATTTTTCGGCAGCCTTCATGACGTCCTTCGCCTCTGCTCGCTGCGCGATGAGGGTCTCGGCCTCGCTCGGCAGGATCACGGTCTCTCCTCCGCCGCCGGCGAAGGCCCGACGCAGGTCCTCCGTCGTCGCCTCGTAGCCGTCGCTCGATGGAGGGACGTCGGCGAGCACGTGCTTGGTCCAGAAGGCGTCCTCGAGCTCGAGCAGGGAATCGATCAGCTCCTCGTCGCGCTCCAGCTCCCGGATCTCCATGCGCTGGCCGCCGAAGAGGACCGCGAGCCACGCATGCTGCAGACCGGTGACAGCGAGCTGATGCTGGACCTGCAGCTGGAAATGGTCAGGGACCTGTTCAGCCCAATCCTTGCTCTTGAATCCGGCGACTGTCTTGATTTCGAGCGCCCCGAGCGCCGGGTAGGAGGGCCAGGGTTCCCCGGATTCGCACACGAACCCGTCGATGGTTGACCGCATCCACTTGTGTTCCGGATGCTCGACGAGCTCGCCTCGGCCGGTGACGTGCAGGCCGGTTCGCTTCTCGAACTCTTCGGCGATCGCCGGCTCGAGGAGATTGCCCCAGCGTCGGTACTCGGCGTCGTCATCGTCGAGAGGTAGGCGATGGGTCTTGTCCAGCCAGATGCTCATCGCGCCCTTGAACGGATCCAGACCGGCGATTGCGGCCGCGTCTGAGGCGCCGATGCCGCCGCGGCGCCATTCGAGCCAGGCGCGACGATCAGTCAGGGACGGCGCAATCACCAGACGAGCCCCGAGCGAGCCCTGATGCAATCGGAGTGCTGGCACAGGCCGGTGCCCTGCAGGACCTCGAAGCCGCGCAGCACGCGATGACAGAACCGACACCGGTGCCGCGGCAGAGTCGATGAATATCGACGTCGTGGGCGAGTGGGAGCTGTGGTGCCCGCCACTTTTGTGTCCACAGCCCCCGCTCGCTCAGCGGACATGGCTCGGCCTGCCCGCGCGAAACTTTGCCGCCTCCGGACAGTTCGCGAAATGGCTTCGGTAGCGGTCGCTGGATTCCCGACCAGGACGGAAGTCGCGACCGACGAGTCGATAAGTGCCGGCCTCGAGGTCGATCGCGATGTTGCCATCCGGTCTCGGCGTGGCCTCGATGGGCGCGTGCCGATTCGTGGTCACGTGGCGCAGGTCGAAGACCATGACGCCACAGGCACGACAGGGTCGGGCACTGATGAGGACGGTCATCTAAGCCCGGCGCTCGAGCAGTTGCTCGGTTGTCAGGCTGTCGAGGTAATCGTCCGTCTCGAGGCCCGGCAAGCAGCTGCTGCAGAGGTCGCCGAGGCCTTCTGGATCCTCGACCCACCAGCAGCCGCCTTGACAAGCCTGCTCCTCAGTGCATCCGCACACGCGACAGGTTGCGACGTCGATGTCGAGCGAGGAAGTCGAGGCCGCCGACCCGGATAGTCCGAGCCCACTGTTGATTTGCGGAAGCGGCCCGGCTTCCAACGCGAGGGAGGAATGGGTCTTCTCCATCAGTCCTCGTCCTTCTCCACCAGGTCGGTGGCGTGCTCGAGGACCGGCCACTTGGCAAGCTGGACCGAGATCTTCTCCAGGATCCGGTTCTGGACCGGCTCGCCGCGCTTGATCTTGGCCAAAGTGTCGAAGGAGATACCCGCCTTGCGCAGGGCAGCAGGGGGTTTGCCCCGCAACCGAAGCTTGTGAACCAGCTCGGCGTGGTTGATCCGAACGAGCCCGTCTGGAGACGCCGGCATGGCTGAGTCTTCGACTACGGCGGTGTTAACTGACACAGGATTAACGCTCCACCGGCCTGGGCCGGTCATCACGCGTCAGCCGATTTCGCCGCTCGCTTGCCTCTGCCATCCACGAATCTCCCTATGGCGTGATCCCAAACCAGGCGTCTTGACGATCGGCCTCGCCGGCGGTTCTGCGCCATCGCTTGATCTCTGCGACTGCGAGCCCAGCCAATGTAAGCAGCCTGTCTAACTTTTTGTCAAGCAACTCTTGGTCGCCGAGGTCAAAAGTTCAGGACTCTGACGCGCTGGCATAGCGCACGTCAAAGACCAGGCGATCCGCCCGATCTCAGCCTGGAGTTTTTCACCCTGCCCGCTCAGCACGCCTGGTTTGGGACCAGGAGATCGCGAGTTCAAATCTCGCCCGCCCGATATCGACCGGATATCCAGGTCACTCCTATCGTTTGTTTGCTATAGTCCGACGCGTAACCCGGCGGCAGTCGCGTGAAGGATCAAGAGATGCCTCCCATCGCAATCGTGAAGAAGGCCGACGCCTCGACCAACACGCTTGCTCTTCTCGTCGACGATTACCTGGCCCACCTGAAGTCCAAGGAGGTCTCGCATCGGACCATCGACTGGCATCTCTGGACGCTGACCCGGGTTCTCCTGCCCTTCTGCGCCAAGCACAAGATCACCGAGCCGGCGCAGCTGACGCTCAGGCTGCTCGAGCGGCTGCAGTCTGAACTCCTCGAGCGGCCGAACATGCACACCGGCAAGCCGCTCTCCCGCGCCTCGGTGCGCACCTACATGCGCTCGATCGGCCACTTCCTGCGCTGGGCCGGCCGAGAGGGCGAGCAGGTCCCGGTCGCGCCGGCGCCGGTCAGGGTGCCCAAGCCAGCTCGTGATCGCCTCAGTCGCGAGGAGATCCAGCGCCTCGAGGACGCGGCGCGCAATGAGCGCGACAAGCTTTTGATCCGGATCTCCGCCGACACCGGGGTGCGGCTCGGCGAGCTGATCCACCTCAACGTCGACGACCTGGTCGAGGTCGACCGCAAGCGTTTCCTGCGCATCCGTCACCGTCAGTACGGAGGCGGCGCCAAGGGCGAGAGCGCGCGGCTGGTGCCGATCCCGCGGCTGTGGAGCCGGCTCAAGCGCTACATCGACCGCACCCGCCCCAAGGACTCCGACAGCCGGCGCATCTTCCTCAGCCAGGCCCGGCATCCCAAGTCAGGGCGCCATGAGCCGCTCGAGGAGCGCGGCGTGCAGCTCTTCATCTCCAGCCTCGCTCAGGACGTGCTCGGCAAGCGAGTCCATCCTCATCTCTTCCGGCACGCCTTCGTCGCCTGGACCCTGCGCCAGCCGGGCATGAGCACGGTGATCGTGGCCCGGACGCTCGGCCATTCCAGCACTGCGATGGTGGACCGCGTCTATTCGGAGATGGTCGGCTCGGACGACGCATACGAGGCTCTGTCCCGCGCGCTGACGAGCGAAGAGGACGCCGGCTGAAGGCAACAGCAATCGCGGATTCAAGGAGAAATACAGATGGCGAAGCTCACGGACGACGGCAGGGTGATTTCGGACGATGGCCAATGGCAGTGGGATCCGCAGGGCGGTTCAATCAAGGGAGGCTCCTGGGAGCGCATCGCCCCGATGACCACAAAGCCGAGCCTGGCGACGCGGCTGCTGGTCAAGAAATCAGCGTGGGGCAAGCCTGGCCTCGGTGAAACGATGCAGGCCGACAAGCTGCAGCCCTCGGCGGCGAATCAGAAGCTTGGGGAGCTCGAGCAGAAGATGCGCGACAAGGCCGATCAGACATGAAAAAAGCCCCGACCGCCGATGCGGCCGGGGACCTAGAGGGGGAGGAAGGTTTCTAAGGCTGCTCGGGCGGCTGGATCGCGTCTGCGACCTTGCGAGGAAGATCCACGATCGCGTCAGCCTGAGCCTTGATCTTCTCGTTGACCGAGTTGGCTTCGGTGTAGGCTCGCTCGGCCGCCTGATGAGCAGCTGTCGTTCGCTGCGCCAGCTCCAGGCGAGATAGCTCGATGCGCGAATTGATCTCTTTGGTTTGAGCCTCGATTCGCATCTCTTCTCGCTTCTCGCTCTGCCGACCATTCCAGATCTGAACCCCGAAGCCAAGCAGAGCGATGAAGGCCAGGATGAGTTGACCGACCTCGGTCTCGGTCACCTCAGAGCCAGGTCACTTCGCCGGTGGCGCTGCCGGTGCAGCTGCTGGCGCATTGGGGACGAAATAGACGGTGATGCCGGCGATCACGCCGGCGACGCCGGCGGCGATGTACTCGGGCGTTCCGAGTGGTCCTTTCTGCGATGCCGCGACCAGGGCGGCCGCGGCTGCCAGAACAGCTGCCGCGAGAGCCTTGCGTACTTGCGCGAGTGTTCCCATGTCAAAACCTCCTATTTGAGAATCTGCTGACCAAAGATGTGTCGCGTCCACCAGACGGCGCCGATGCCGCCGCCAAGCAGAAAGGCGACGAGAATGACGACGAAGACCGACCGCCTGTGCTGCGCGTACCAGCTGATCGTGTGCCAGCCCTTCAACCGGAGCCCTGCCTCCTCATACGCGACGAACAGGCCAACCAGGACGAGCAGCGCCAGCAACCAGGCGTAGCTGCTCAAAGGATCTCGATCCCACGCCGATAGCCGAAGCGCCATATCAGCGCGCCGTAGACGATGCCGCCGAGGATGGCCAGCGAGACATCAAGCAGGAGCGACTTCATGTCGGCTCCGGTGAGCGAATCGTCTGAGTCGCGCCTTGTGAGAGGGAGCCACGCTCAAGTTGAGAGATCTCTTGAGCACTGAGCCCACGGTCGCGATGTGGATCAGACCGCGGACATCGCCGGCGCCGGCCAGCCACTTCACAGGCAGCCCACAGTCGATGCATTCGTTGGAGTGTTCTTTCGGCAGTCTCATTTCTCGAAGGGGCCGATCAGGTCTCGGATGTAGAGCTCGGCGGACCAGTCGGCTGCAGCTGCGTGATGGATCCCGCCGGCACCGCGGTGATGCTTCGGGCACAACCACATGAAGTTGGCCGCCGTCTCGGCCCAGGCGAGCAGCTCCTCGGTGGTTGTCACCGCGGGGAAGTCCAGAGCCAGGGCGACCAGATCGACGGAGTTGAGCGTCGCGAACTCGAGGATCTTGTGATGCAGCTCGAGGCCTGGATGGCCAGGCTGATCGAGCATCTCGTGACCCTGCGCGTCCGCGCATTGCTCGAAGCCTAGTCGCGACCCGACCAGGCAAACCGATCTCGCGTGGTTCAGCCGGTGATAGGCGTTGAAGGCCGCGTAGTTCGGATCCGACTCACGCGGAGCGTGCTCCGGAAAGTGGATGACGTAGTGGTTTGTCACGCGCTGATCGTGGCCGGCCGTCATGACCATTCCCGCCTTGTACAGCTCGCGCAGCGCCAGACCCATCGGTCGCCGAACCTGTTCTCCAGCTGCCAGTTGTGAAGACCAAGCCAGCAGAGGAGGCGGTGCATCATGACCCCGGCTTGGCGAAAGTGGCCGCCAGCACCTGCCAGAGCGAAGGGGTCGCGGATTCGACTCCATCCTTCCCTGGCGGCCCTGGAGGGCCCTGGGCGCCCGCTGCGCCTGCCGGGCCGACCGGACCAGGCGCCCCAGCTGGCCCTGGAGGGCCTTGAGGCCCTGGGACGCCCGTGGCGGCCGGCTCGTCTCGCAGCACAAAGAGCGATTTCAGCGCCTCGCCGGCCGGGATGGCGGGGGTCGGAGCAGCCGCAGCGAGGGGCGTGCTGGTGTCGAGGATGGCGTCCGGCACCCAGTCGCCCTGGTCCGTCTTCCACCACAGATAGTCCGGCCCGACCAGGCCGTGACCGTCGAGGTCGGTCGACTGGACCGGATGATCTGACCAGCTGTAGCCAACCGCGTTGATCGAAGCGCCCAGGGCCAGGGCGCGGCTCGCACCTGACCCGCTGTATCTCTCGCGATAAGCAGAGCCGGCCACGAACGTCTTCAGAGTCGCAACCTTGGCGTGCGTGGCGCCGATGTAAACCATCTCTTCGACATCTCCTCCAATGGATCCGGATCCGGGCCCAAACACTGGCGTCGACGCGTAGGGATCGCCGCCGGCGAGATAGACCGCGGCTTCGCGGATGATGCGATCAGTGTCCAGCGAATCCGGGCAGGCAGTCGCATAGACGGTGCGGTGATCGATCAGGCCGGCGACGCCGGTCTTGGCGTTGCCCCGAACACAGGGCAGCCTGTAGCGGCGACAGATCGCGGCCACCAGTTGCGCCGACCGCTTGTAGAGCGCGTCAGGCCTTGGCGAGTTGTAGTTGCCGCCGTCCTCGTGCTCGATGCCGATCGAGTCGAGGTTGACCTGGTAGTCGCCGGCGTGCCAGGCGGCATCCTTCTCGTCGACCCACTGCACGAGCGAACCGTCGAGGCCGACGCCGTAATGCGCGCTCGCCTGCTGTGCTGGGTTCCGGAAGCGCGCCTCAGCGCTGGCGACAGTACCGACCATCGTATGAAGCACAATCCACGATGCCGTCGGCGCCATGTAATGGCCGTCGCGATTGAGCGAGAAATTGGGCGATCCGAGCCAGGTCGCGCCAGGATCGCGGTAGCTGTTCATGGACACCTCCTTCCCCCGAGATGGGGTACGCGGTCGAAGCGCTACAGCGCGCCGGCCATGGTGGACCAGACCTGCCAGATCGCGTCCTTGATCGGTTGGTCGAGCGAGTTGTTGTCGATCCCCTGGGCTGCAGCAGCAGAGGCGAACGCGTCCACCCAGGACAGCGGCGAATCCATGACCGCCTTGGCGAGAGCAGCGCGGTTCGCGTGATCAGCCGTCGTCGTCTGCTCCTGTCCGACAGAGATAGCAGCGCTGATCGCGGCCATGATGCAACGACGTCGGAACGCAGTCGCGGGCTCGGAGTCTGCCGTCACCGGAGGAGGCTGACCGCTGGTCGCGATCGGACCGAAAGCGGCGAGCCACTGATCGAGAAGCGCAGTCGCCATGTGGCTACCTCCTGGTCATTGCGTGATCGTCACTCGCAGATAGCCGCCGAAGACCTTGAACGAGTTCTGCCCCTCCTGCTCAATCAGGGCCCGCGCCGTGTAGGTCCCGGCCGCGATCGCGGTGTCGACCGACCTCCAGGAGTTCGTCTGCCGGATCAGGCCGAACGGCCACTCGATGCGCGGGTTGGCGAGCTGGCCCTGGACGTCGTTCCAGGCGTCTCGACGCGGCGCCGCGAGCGTGTTGTCCCACTCTTCCATCTGCGCGTCCATCGCGCCCTCGAGGACGAAGGTGGCGCCGGCGCCGACCACCGTGAACTGTCCGGAGACTAAGGTGAAGATCCCGTTCTGAGCAGGATTCGGATAGTCCGAGTTGCGCGCCGGGATCGCCAGGTCGACCACGATGGTCTGCTTCTTGGTCGGCGGGTTGAAGGGGATGCCGAGCGAGTGCGTCTCCAGGATCCGGATGCGCCGATAGGCGTCGTCGAAGTGACTGGCCAGATCGATCAGCTTCTCGATGTCGCGTTCGACCAGGAGTTCCACGACCTCGCCTTGGCCTCTGCCTGGAGGGCTGAGATTCCAACCCCGGATCCGCCACAGCGTGGCGATGTTCCCGCCCCAGGGATCGTTGAGCTGGAGGATCACGTCGTCGCCGAGGCCGTAGCTTCCGAAGACCGGCGGTTTGGTGCCGGCGACCGAGACTGTCGCGGCATCGACGGGAGAAACCGTGCGTGCTGCCCGCCGTTGAGTCCAGGAGAGCAGTGCGGCCGCCTGGCTGACAGCGCGGAACGAGGTCGTCCCCTGGAGCAGTGGGCGAGAGATGTCGAGCGACTTCACGCGTGAGAGCAGGACGTGGCCGGACCCGTCATCGCCAATCCCAAACTGCTCGTTGGCGATGTCCGAGCCGTCCTCCTTCCAGTCGTACTTCGAGATCGGCCCCCCGGGCAGGTCCCACGACACGAGGCCGCCTCCACGCACGCCCATCTTGGGGAACCCGAACACGATGCGGTGCCGGAAGGTCGAACCCGACCAGTAGCCATCGAGCGAGAACTCGAAGCCGCCGAGCTGGTTGGCGAGCTCCTGGCAAGCCTCGGAGATGGGCTTGAGGTCCGCGGTCAGATAGGAGATCGTGCGCACGGTGCCAGTTGTGAGCGCAGTGGTCGATGGGAAGTCGACGCGGATGTCACCCCCCACCTTCGCGGCCGCCTGGACGAGGAGGTCCTGGAAGATCAGGCCCTGGTCGATCGCCGTGTAGGTGACGTCCGGATCCACGAACCGCTTGTCGAAGTAGCACCAGATCTCGCGGCCGGAGAGCATGAGAACCTGTCTCGTCGAGTCGTACTCGCGGTTGGTGATGATGCCGGCATAGACGACTGCGCCAGCCCGCTCGACCACGATCTCGTTGGCCCATGCCGTCGTGACCGTCTTTGCGTCCAGCGCGGAGATCACAAGCTTGCTCAGCGGCAGGTCCGCGCTCCAGCTCCCGGCTGCGTTCCTCTCTCGGCTGAAGGTTCCGTTGATCAGAGGCAGCTCCGCCGCGAGCTTCCCGGTCAGGAGCGAGACCGACTTGTAGCGGTAGACCGGAGAGGCCATCGACCCCTTTCAGGGCTGGAGGCCGGCGTGCCCGAGCAGGATGAAGCGAGAGCCGACCATGAACTGGGTGCTCCCGACCATGAGCAGGGAAATGCGCGTGATCGGGGCGGTGCTGTCCCAGACAGCGCCCCGCTCGAGCTTCTGCTCAGTCCCGGTCGTTGTCCCGGTCGGGCTGTAGGAGGTTCCCTGGATGACCTTCTTCTGGCCACCCATGTAGTCCGGGATGTGGATGCGAGCGCCCGAGAATCGGTTGGCCGGCGCGCTGTTGGCGACCAGTCCCGCAACGACTGCTGAGGCAGTCGCCAGCGTCTCCGATGCCGCGGCGGCGGCGGCGATGCCCGAGATCTGCTGCTGGTAGTAGTTCGCGCCCGAGTCGTTGTTGAGGCGAACAAAGATGTTGTCGCCAACGGCAGCCTGGTTGCCGCGTGCATAGAGGATTATCTCGAGATCGCTAAGCCCTGTGGGGAGGAGGTTCGTGCCGACGCCGGCAGCGTTCAAGAAGTCGATCTGCGTCGCGCTGACCTGCGTCGGATAGCGAGCGTCGGTTCCGACCAAGATGTCATCGAGCACCACGATCCCGTTGCCGGCAGGTACCCGCCTGTCGGTGATCACGCTCTGCGGGATCGTCGAACTGGCGTGGATGATCGACAGCTGGGCCAGGATCAGCGAGTTCGCGGGCGCGGCTGGCACGGCGGGGGATCCGGAGGGCGTACCGGTGACCATCTCTATCGTCGGCAGGTCGAGCGATCCGGAGTAGAACTGGTCCTGATAGCGGGCGACCACCAGGTCGATCCGGTCCAGAGTGGCGTGCGCCGGGTTTGGGCCGAGGACGTTGATGTCCAACGTCGCGTCGTTGTAGAGGTGATACATGCCCTGACTCGCGGCCTGCGTGCCGCGGACGTAGCAGGAGCCCTGCTGGACATGAATGAACCCGTCCGGCGTTCCGGTGGCGAGCGCCTTCAGATCGGTACAGGTCCCGCGCGTGTAGACGACGCCCTGGCGATAACCGAGGGACGCGTCGAGCATGCGCCTGAACGCGGCGGCCGAGGTCCGAAGCTTGTTCGCCTCGACGTCGGTCGCGGGGCCCTGCAGGAACCACATCTCGGGCGCAACGAGAACAGCCATCGGGCCTCCTTACCAGTAGGCGTCGCGGTAGAGCAGCTCGGCCTGCGAGCCTGCACCCGGACCTGCGGTTCTGTAGTGGATCGTGTTCACGCCCGGAGCGATGCTCCACCAGGACGTGCTCGCGTCGAGAATGTCAGCGCGGTTGGCCACACCGTTGAGGAGCACCGAGTGAAGGTCATGGTCGAGCTCCAGCACGTCGCCGCTCGCCATGTTGTAGTTGAGCATGATGGTCTCGTTCGATTCGACTCGATCGAGAAACAGAGGACCCGTCACCGGCCCGGAGACCGCCTTGATCCGAGTGACCGGTTTCGTGCTCGCGGTCCCCGAGCTGATGGCCTGGTAGAACCCGGCCGCGCCTCCGCCTCCGCCGATGGCTCCGGCCGTCACGCCCATGAGCGGAGGGGCGTAGGCCTGGACGGAGCTCGACAGGTCTCCTCGCACGTCGTCGACGAAGAACGTCCGCGTGACCGCCGTCCCCTCGTCGCGGACCGTGAGCATGACCTGGACCGGACCGGTCGCCCCGGTGACCAGCGTCACCGTCAGCTGCTGCCAGGTTCCGGTCGAGGTCACGACGGCCGCGCTCGACGCCAGGACCGCGTTGGTCACGTCGCGGGCCAGAAGCCGGATCGAGCCTCCTGCCGTCGAGAGGTTCACCCAGCAGGTGAAGGTGTAGGAGGTGTTCGGGAGCAGGTTGGTCAGCGTCGGCTGTCTGACGCCCTGGTTGGTCGACGCGCCGGAGGTCACGAGTTTGCCCGCCGCCACGCCGCCGTGGAATGTTCCCGTGTCCCTGGTCAGGGTTGCCCCGGCCGCGAGGTCGGTCGCCACGGTCGTGACCCATCCACCGTCGGTCGCGGCCGCGGACTCGAAGCCGCCGTTCTGGATGATCCGGAGCATCGTGTTTGGGACTCCCAGCAGAGTCGCCGCGTTCGCTACGACGCCGGCATTGGTGCCCGCCGTCCCGAAGGGAATGGTGACGTCCTGCAGCGTGCCCGAGTAGATCAGGGGGTCGAGCGCCCGGAACATCGCGAGCACCGCGTCCTGCGAGAGAAACGGAAAGGACCGATCGACCTTGAAGCTCAGCTTCCGAGGCCGGCCGATGAACAGGAGGGGGCCTAGGTCGGGATGCTGGAGCGTGAGACCGACGTCGTCGGAGGACTCGGCGAAGGCGACCTTGAGCGCCTGCATCAGGACCGCCTTGGCGGATCCGCTGAGCATGTCGGGATGGACAAGCATGTCGAAGATCAAGTCCCTCGAGGGAGTTGTCTCGATGCCCCCGATCATGCCGTCGCTTCCTGCGCGCGGAACGTCGCCATCGCTGATGGCCGGTAGGTCTAGACCGTCGACATCAGTGAACGAATAGGCGGTGCCCGCCCCGAAGACCAGACTGCGGAGCTGGGCCTGCCAGGCGCCCGCCGGAACCGGCCACGCCTGAACCCGAGCCGGCGCCAATCAGAAGGCCCTTCGCATCTTGCGCAGCTCCCAGGCCGCGTCGACGGCGATGTCGTGCGCGTCGGCATTGGTTTGGGCGTTGACGACGACGGAGAGGCTGCTGCCACCCCCGCCAGCGCCATGCGGAATCACCATGCCCCCGCGGGATCCCATGACCAGCGTCTCGGGGCCCTCCTCGCCGACAGTGTAGATACCGCCAGGGACGACCATGCCGCCAGCCGCGCGATGTCCCGAACGTCCGCCACCGGTCACGCCAGAAGAAGACGGGAGCGAGCTGCCGCCGATGCCGATCGCGTTCAATGCCCCGCCAATGTCGGAAAGACGCTGGCCGAGCCAATCCAGCACCGGCTTGAGCCAGGACCAGATCCACTCGCCGAAGCGCTTCAGGCCGTCCCATGCGGCATTGACCGCATCGTGGAACCAGCCCACGTTCTGGTAGGCCCAGATCACGCCAGCAACCAGTGCTGCGACCGCTATGACGATGACGCCGATCGGGTTGGCATCGAGGGCGAGATTGAGGAGCCACTGCGCTGCGGTCCACAGCCCAACCTTGGAGACGATGGCGACAATGCCGGCCGCAAACTGCACAGCGAGGATGCCCATCTGGACGATACGCGTGACCTCGAGGGCGACGTTCCAGATTGCCCAGGCGGCGGCAACGCCGGCGATGAAGGGCGCCCAGGTCCTGATGATGTCGTAAGCCGCCTTCAGCTGCGGGCCGAGCGTGACAAGTTTGTTGTAGAAGGCGGTGATCGCCGGCGTTAGTTGCTGCATCCAGGGCTTGGCGAAGGCGACCAGGCCAGGGACGGCCGTTCCGGTCAGCCAATCGATGAACCGAAGAGCCAAGGGCATCAGCACCGTGCCCAGCTGCATCGAGAAGCCGGTGATCTCTGAGTTGAGCTTCTGCTGTGCGAGGAAGTATTTGTGCGCAGCATTCACCTGGTCGATGCTCATGACCTCGCCGGTCGCCTGGCCCTGGATCATCATGTCCTGCAGTCCCTTGCGGCCAAGGTTGAGCACTGGCAGCATGTCCATGCCCTGCTTGCCGAAGAGCTTGATCGCCAGCCCGCTCTTCTCGATCCCGTCTGGCATGGCGGCGAAGATGTCGGCCGACTCCAGCATCAGCTCGTTGGCCGACTTCATCTTGCCGTGCGCGTCCCAGATGTTGAGACCCAGGTCCTTCAAGGCTTGACTCAGCGGACCCATGTGGAGCGAGGCCTCACCGGTGAGCTTGTTGTAGGCGTCCTGCTGCTTCTGCAGGGCCAGTAGCGCGGTCACCGTCTTGTCGCTGTGAGGTCCGAAGGCCTTCAGGGTTTGGTTGTAATGGTCCTGCGCGAGCTTCAGCTTCTCGGTCTCTTCCATGACCTTTCGGGCGTCCACGGAATGCGTCTCCATGGCCAGGTTCACGTTCTCGAGGTTCTTGGAGAGAAATTTGAAGCCCGAGCCGAGCGAGTCCGCGTTCACCCCAAGGTGACGCGCCACGGTAAGCCACGCGCTCGACTGATCCTTCGCCAGGCCAAATTTCTCGCTCATCTGGTAGGCGGCTTGGCCGGCTTCGGCGGTCTTCTCTACAGCGGCCACCGTGAAGGCGACCACGCCGGCAGCGAGGCCAGCCAGGGCCAGGCCAGCAGATGCCAGCCCAGCGTTGAAGCCGCTGGTGTCGATCTTCAGCCGCGAGACAAGCGCGGGCAGCGCGTAGTCGGCCATCAGCCCCTGAGCGGCAGGCTGCCGAGCATGGCCCAGTCCTCGGCCCCGCCGGTCTGAGGCGGAGCTTCACCCTTGCGGCTCTGCAGCTCGACCTCGCCCAGAGCCACCAGCTGCGCCATGGTCATGCGCTTGAACTCTTGGTGGCTGCGTCCGAAGACGACGGTGGCTGACCAGTAGAGCCGTTTCCAGGGGAGCCGTTGGGGCTCGTCGCTAAAGGGGGCTGCTGCTGGCCAGTCGCCTCGGGCATGCCCTCGTTGAAGGCTGCGCTGAGCGCTTCGACGTACTGCTGGAACTGCTTGAACTCGAGCAGCTTGACGATCTTGTCCGCGGGCATGCCGGTGTGGCTGAGCGCGGCCACCATCGCGTCCTTGATGGCGGTGAAGCGCTTCCCGGTGCCCTGAAGGATGGCCACAAACGCGTCAAGGCTCCCGTACCTGTCTTCGAGCATGGCGATCGCCTCGAAGTCAAATACGAGAGCCTGAGTGGATCCATCTTTGAGCGTGACCTGCGTGCCCTTGGCGAGCAGGCGGGCGCTGTCGGATACGTTCTGCATTCATGTCTCCATGCCTCGGGTTTCGAGGCGAGGGAATGAAGGGCCGGCCAGGGAGTGACCGGCCCTTCGGGCCAAGAAGAAGGCGCCGAGTTGTTTTAGGCGAGCGCTGCCGCGGTCTCGCGGATCACGACGTTGACCCAGTTGTTGTCGGAGAGCCGAGGCACGACGACCAGGCTCGCCGTTGACATCTGGTAGTCCTCCTCGTTGAGCCCGATGTCCGGAAAGCTGCCGAGCTTGCACTTCCAGAGCGAAAACAGGACGTCGCCGGCGATCGGATCCGCGCCGGCTGCGCGGCCCTCGATCTTGAAGTACTGGAGCACGTCGGTGTTGGCCATCTGCCAGGTCGCCAGCTGGTTCGGCGTGACGCCGCTGTCGACGACGACGGTGCTGAACATCACCGACATCGCGTCCAGGCTCAGCTTGGCGTAGTCGATCGTGGCCGTGATCTCCTGCAGCACCGCGTCAGCGTCGAGCAGGCGGTTGTCACCGCGGAGGTACTTGGTGTTGATGGTGCCCTTGATCGTCAGCTTCTTGGATCCGACCAGGGCGACCGAAGCGCCATAGGTCGACGGGGGCGCACCGGTCGGATCGGTCAGAAGCTTGGCGATCTTGAGCTCCTTGACCGCGAACACCTTGCTGAAGTGGGAGAGCGCCATGGGTTACTTCTCCTTGCCGGATTCCGGCTTGCTTTTTGCTGCCGGGGATTCCGGCGCGAGCTCGCTACCCTGAACCGCGCTCAGGATCGCCGCGGTGTGCGCGTCGTCGACGTCGACATTGCCGTTCGAGATCTTGTAGATGATCTGCTCTCCGCCATCCGTGATGACCACCTGGCCGTCAGCGTCCGGAACCTTGATGGTCGGCATTTACTCGCCGACCACCCAGAGCCATCCTGAGTCGGCCGCGATGCCTGCTCCGACCACGGTCACGACCGGGCTGGCCAGCGTGCAGAGCGTCGTTGTCGCGGTGCGGTTGGACGTCGCCACGAACAGTGCCGCGGTCACCGTGATGAAGGGCGGGATCGTGGTCAGGGTCGAACAGTCGAAGGTGTCCGCCGCAGTGACCTTCTGAAAGCCGAGCAGCGCCCAGCGCGGGCCACCTGGTGAGGATCCGGAAGCGATAACGGCCGGCGCGGTGAGAGCTGCCATCTAATTCTCCTTTGTGGTTTAGCTGCCTTCCATGGCCAGCGCTGGTCTCATGAACGGATGCGCGTCTGAGTGCGTCGTCCCGTACTCCTCGAGCACGGCTTCAGGGACGGTCGAGCCGACGTCGACATAGGGCATGCCGGTGTCGACGCCCTCGCCCTTGATGCCGATGTCGTCGCGCAGCTGGCCGGCGTGCGGATCGCTGTCGTCACCGACCGGAGCGAACTGCCGCGCACGATCGGCGATGCGATCCGCGACCTCGTGCATCGTCATCTTCGCCGCGGCCGTCAGGAATTCTTCCGCTCCGGCCAGCCCTTCGAGGAATTCCGCCGAGTTCAAGCTCACAGCGCCCTCCAGACTTCGACCCACAGCGGCACGTGCACGACGTTGGCGTCGCGCTCGAGCAGGCGCGGGCCGATGTTCTTGACCAGGACCGCATAGACGGTGGTCGGCGGCGCGCCGGTACCGGATGCGAGAAGACGCGTACCCTGCAGCGCCCTGGCGATCTTGCCCGCCAGCGTTGGATCCTCGAGCCGCTTGTTGGGCGAAGCGAGCAGATCCTTCCAGGCCATCCAGAGATGGACGGTCACATGCTCGCGAACCGTCGATGCAGCGCCGTCCTCGAGCTTGTCGGGGACGATCGCCACCGCCTCGTCGACGGTGATGTACGGCTTGGCCGTGTTCTCCGGCGCCTGGTCCTGGTAGACGCTGAGACCGAGAGCAGCTCCACCCATGGCGAGCGGTCCCTCGAGGTACTGCTTGATCGCGCTCGAGGTGGTCAGCGCCATGTCACGTCGCCCCTACCTGGGTGGTCACGAACTCTTCGCACATGCAGGCGAGCTCGCGATGCGCTTCGTCGGGGTCGAGCATCGCGTGGATGAGGAAGATGCGCAGGATCCCCGCCGGCGTTTCGGCGTAGAGGAAGCGCATGTGAGCGCTGACGTCGGTGCGCCAGCGAATCGTGACCTGGTGCGTGATCCTCTCCTGGGTCTGCGCCGCCTGGTAACCCTCGATGCCCTGGACCGGATTGATCGACGCCCAGACGACGTCGAGGTCCGCCCAGGTCTCGCTGGTGAAGCCATCGGCATCCACCACCGAGGAGATCTGCTGCAGGTGAAGGCGGCGATTGAGGCTGCCGGCTCTCACTGAATCACCGCACCAGCGGGAACTTGTAAGGCGCCATCAGGTCGTCGACGCCGCGGGGCAGCTCGACCACGGCGAGGCGCGAGCCGACCAGCGACTGTTCGCGGTTCTCGTAGAGGTCGCCGATGATGAGCTTCAGCGACTGGCGAATGTCGTCAGGGACCAGCGTCGGATCCGTGTATCCCGCCACATAGGTGATGACCACGGCGTTCGGCACCTGGGCTGAGGCCGGCCAGGTCGTGTTGCGTGCGGGCAGGATGCGCGCCGGCCAGCTCGAGCCGTCGACCAGGTATCCCGCTGGCGCCAGCGTCTGCGGATTTCCCGCCGTGTCCGTGTAGGTCACCGAGGTCACGGACTGGACCGGCGGCCGCAGCTCGAGCACGCTGGTGAGCGGATAGCCGTAGGCCTGTGGCGGCCACCAGCCGACCGGCCACCACATGTCCCACAGGTATTCGGCCTGGCCGAACCAGTCCATGCCCTGAACCAGCGTCTGCGTGAGGCAGGCGAAGCGATAGGTGCGCTCGAGGTTCCAGCGCGCGGTCCGGATGCAGCTCTCGATCAGCTGGTCGTCGTCGTTGATGCCGACGCGGAGATGCGCCTTGGCTTCCGGCAGCGAGATCGGTTCGAGGAGCGGAGCCACGCTCTGGACGAGCGAGGGCATTGCCTAGCCGAGCTCGGCGAGGTAGAGCCTCGGGACGCCCCACTGCGAGTTGGCTCCGATCCCGAGCGTCAGCGTCTTGACGTGGTATCCGGCGAGCAAGATGAGGCCGTCTGGGATGGGCGCCACGGAATGTACGCCGGCGCCGCTGCCGACCTGGCCGCTCTGCACGAATCCAGGGCCCCAGGTGTACGCGCAGGTCGTCGACACTGCCTGGGCTGCGCTGCTGCCGATCGATTCCATGATCACGTTGGTTCCGTCGTCGATCTGCAGGATCGGCTGCGGCGTCTGCGTGATGCCCTGAGTCATCACTGCATAGACCGAGAAGAGCATCCACCACTTATTGGCCGGCACGACCAGGGAGAAGTCGACGCCGGCACCTGGTGCAACGACGGTGACTTCCTTGAGCTGAGTGATGACGCTCGGCAGCGGGATGTTGGCCATCTACGCCGACGCGCCTCGCTTCTCGCCCGGTGCGGCGGTCGCCTGCTCGACGTCGTAGTGCACGTTCTCTTCCATCGGGCGGAAGTACTGCGGGTTGGTCTGGAGCAGCGGGTGACCTTCGCGCACGCGGGTCTGACCCTTGGTGATCTGGTAGTCCTTGCCCTCGATCTGACAGGCGAAGGACTCGGTCGCGACGTAAACACGGTCGCTCTTCGGCATCACTCTTGCTCCTGCTGGTTCACGGCCGGGATCACGTAGTCGGGCCCATCCGCGCCGTCGACGTCGGAGTCGCCGTGGTAGTCGGGGCGCGCTTTGTACGGGTTGGGTGCTTGTGGACCACCCAGCGCGGGGCGCTGAGGATCTGGCGTCGGCGGCGTGATCTTTGTCACGACAGCCGGCTTGAACGTCGGCGGGGGCACGTTCTTCGGGTTGCCGCCAGCGGTTCCAGCCATGACTACCTCTTGCTCCTCGAGGCCGGTCGCTGGTTGTCGCTCTTGAGCGGCTGGTTGACCGTCCCCGGATAGGCGCTCGGCACCGGGTTGCGCACGTTGCCGGAGGTCGGCGCCCGAAGCTTCGAGTCCGGGATCTGAGATGACGGTGGCGCACCCTTGGGCAGCGTCGGCGCGCCCTTGATGCCGCCCTCTTCCTGAGCCGGATAGGGTTCCTTCTCAGCCATCAGACGGCCTCGAACTGCGCTGGATGCAGGGCGACGAAGGGATGATCGGCGCCGACCACCTCGCCCTCTTCGACCACGCTCTGGTCGGTTCCGTTGGCGGCGAGGTGGATCATCCGCTGCTTGGCCTTGAAGCGAGTCGCCGCCGCTGCAGCTGCGGGCTCTTCCTCGTCCGCCTTGGACTTCGACGCGGTTGCCTTTTTTGCCATCGACTTGACCTCCTGTGTCGGGTTGTGCAGCCGGGGGCTTCGGGCCCCCGGCTGTTTCGACAGTACTAGCTCGTGACGAGCACGCGGAAGGCGTTGACGTCCAGCACCCTCGCGTTGTTGCGCCAGAACGCGTAGAAGCCGCGCTGGCCGAGAGGCCGCTGACCGGCGGGACCGAAGATGTGCGGGATCACCTCGATGTCCATGCCGATGCGGTCGACGATGATGAAATAGCGGGGGTCACCCATGACCGCGATCTTGGATCCGGTCGTGAGCGCGGCCACCATGGCCGACGCCTCGTTCGCGCCGTAACCGAGGACCTGGACGCCCAGGTTGCCACCGCGCGGCACGTCGTTGTCCAGGCCTGCGGGCAGGAAGACCAGCAAGCCGGCGCCGCCGGCGGTGTCGAACTGCCGGATCTTGTTCCAGATGAAGCGGTTGGCGATGATCTGCGCGCGGGGGCGGAACCGCGGTGGGACCGCCTGCTCGAGCAGGTAGAGGTCGGCGATCGCGAAGGCGGCGGATCCGCCGGCCGCCTGGGTCGTGGTTGCGCCGGTGATCAAGCCGGTGGGGTTGTTGGCACCGCCGACGCCGGTCGTGAACTGCACGGCCTCGAGGTCGTCCTTGGCGTCCTGGATCAGGTTGGCGAGCTCGGTCTGCAGGCCGCCCCAGTCCTGGGTGAGTTCGATGTTGACCGGCACGAAGCAGTCCGCCCGGATCATCAAGAGGTTGGGCTGGGCGAGGACCGGCGAGTTGTCCGGAGCCTCGACGCCTTCACCCTGGTACTGCGCGGTGACGCCGGCGGAGGTGACGCCACGCCATTCGTTGCCGGGGATGGTGTCCACGCGACAGATCGCGCGGTAGGGGTTGACGGACAGGTTGCTGGTCGGGATGACCGTGGGGTCGAGCATGTAGGGAACGGCGAAACCACCGGTCGAGCCGACCTGAACGCCCATGGCGCGGACTAGCTGGACCGCGCGCGCTTCCTCTGCGGTGAAGCCGGCGTCGAAGTAGCCGTGGAGGTGAGCCATCACGGCCTTGCCGAAGGCGCTGCGATAGGCGGGCGCGCCGGTGAGGAGGATGCGCCGCGAGAGGTAGTCGTCGGTCTCCGAGTAGCGGTCGACCAGGCTTCCGACGTAGGCCTGAGCGCGCTCCTTGGTTACCGGCCGGCCGCGCAGGTAGGTTCCCTGCTGCCACTCCGGGAAGTGGGCGATCTCGACCGCGCGCATCGCGCGATCGCGGAGCTCGCGCCGGCTGGAGGCCGGATCGAAGTAGTTGGCGCGCACCGAGGAGACGTCGTAGACCTCGTGCTCAGTCATGCGGGAGATGATCTGGGGCCCGGAGCTGCGGCCCCCGCCGAAGCCGGTGCCGCGCTCGTGGTGGTTCTCCTTGTCGGCGAGCTCCTTGATGCGCTTGTCGCGCGTGGCCAGCTCGGCCATCACGCGCTTGTGCTCCTCGAGCTCTTCGGTGTTGGCCTTCCAGAGCTCGCGGACCTCGTCGGTGAAGGCCTCGTCGGGGAACTCGTTGTGCTGGTCGGTGATCCAGCGCTCGAGCTCGTCCATGCGGGTTTGACGTTCGTCGCGGGTGAGCGGCATGTGGGTCAGAGCCTCCTGTTGGGATTCCGGATCACGACCAGCGGCGCTGGGCGGTCCGGATCTGAGTGGCTCTCTCCGTGCGAGTGAGGCTGACCCTCGGCGGCCTTGCGCGAGAGGGTGGCGACTTGCGAGAGGGCGGCAGACGTGGGTGCGGATTCGATCAGCTGTCGCAGGCGCTCCGGATCGCTCAGGAACGCGGCGAAGATGAACTCGTCGGTCAGTGAACGCAGGCCGGCAGTGGCGCCGGCATAGGCGGGAAAGGTGACGGGCCCGAACTCCATCATCCGGAGCGACTTGACCGTTCGCTCAGGGATGCCTTCGGGGTTGTAATCACTTCGTTCCGGCTTGTTGTTGAAGTCCTGCTCGAGGACCTCAAAGCGGAAGGACGCGCCGTAGAGGCCGGCCTCGAGGCCGGGGATCAGGTCGCGGTTGTAGGAGGTGTCGAGCATGGGCGCCGCGTAGGCGACGCCGGTCTTGTCCTCGGTCAGCTCCTCGATCGGACCCAGAGGCTTGTTGCCGATCTGGGGATCACGGCCGTGCTGGAAAAGGACGCGCATCGAGGCGCGGTCCTCCTTGATGGTCTGCGAGAAGGCTCCTGGAGCCAGCTGCTCGAGGAACCGGCCTTCGAAGATGGAGTCGATCTCCGTCCACTGGTTGAACACGGCCAGGTGACCGCTGAGGGTCGGCATCGAGGCTCCGTTGGCGGCCGCACGCAACGCGACGCCGTCTCGGATGGCGCGGATCAGGTTGGCCCGTGGCGGTCCATCACTGCGCGGCTGTCCGGCAGGTGGTTTGGATGCTGCTTGGATCTGCTTCATGTGCGCCTGGAGATGAGCCTCAGCAGCCGCGCGGTTGATGAGGCCCTGCGTCTGGGGCAGCCGGCCGAGTGCGTTGCGCACGCCCGAGGCGTTGGCGGGAGCGCCAGGGCGAGCGTGATGCGGAAGTGCCCAGGCGTCCTGCTTTGAACTGTCACCCGCGCGCTTGCCGGCGCAGATCGCGCCATAGCAGGACGCCGGCGTGGATGACTTCGCGCAGCTGGACATCGCCGCTCCGCCGTCCCAGCTCCCGTTGTCGATCGCGCGCTCGAAGTGCTCGAGGTCTGAAGGATCGAGGTTCGGTCGTGGCATATCACCTCTCCCGATTCGCTCGCCCTTACTGGAGCAGCGCGTATGGCTGAACCGCCAGAACTGTCGGCGATGCCAACGTCGCTGGAGCGATGCTTGCGGCTCCGGTGTAGGTGGCGCAGACCACCGGCCAGCCACCCAGCGTGTTGAGGGCGGCGCCGACGGTCGCGTTGAGGGCGGTGACCTTGCCGATCAGGGTCGGGATCGTGGTTCCGGTGACGCAGATGGCCGCGTAGTAGAGACCGTCGGCCGGAACCACATAGGGCGTGACCAGGGTGCCGGTGAAGGCGGTGTTGGCCGCCATCGAGGCCGCCGCCGCGTCGGCACTCTGCGCCAGCAGCGCCGGCGTTGCCGCTGTGCTGTAGAGCGCGGTGTACTGATGGGTCAGCGTGGCGCCGGCGGTGGCGCCGACCAGGAACGAGATCTTGCTGATGGTGCTGCCCTGGCGCAGCGGGATCGCGACCGCGGTCATCAGGCCTGTGGCGCCGATCGCGCAGTCGGTCGTGATCTGGTCGTGTGGGAAGTTCTCGAACAGCGTCGCCGATGGCGACCCGAGGAAGAGGTAGTCGCGCATCGAGAGTCCACGGAAGTCGCCAGCTGGCATGTCTTACTCCTTCGGAGGTGTTTTGGCGGGCAGCGCCGGCGTGCCCGGAGGTGGGGTTCCGTTCTTCTTCGCCGGCTCCGGCAGAGCCGGTGGGGGCGCGTTAGGTGTGAACGAGGTCTGCGGCGGCTGGAGCTGGACCGAGAAGAGCCCGGTGTGGACCAGGCGGCTCCAGTCGTGCGCCTGGATCGCGGCGACGATCGAGTCCGGCTTGTAGCCGGCGTCGATCAGGGTCCGAATCGATGCCGACTCGACCTGCTGGATGTCGGCGAGATCCTTGGCGTCCTCGCGCAGGAACGCGATGTCGCGGGTGTCGTACCAGAGCTGCGAACCGCCGGGCACGTTGACCAACGACTCGAGGGATCCGCAGGCATTCCGCCACAGCGGCCGCAGGGTTCCGTCGCCGAAGCGGCGGACCGACTGGCCGTAGTTGTTGTACGTGCCGGCGGCCAGGCCTTCCGAGAGGCCGACGATGATCGGAGGCACCCCGGCTGCAGCGGCGATGCGGGTTTCGCCTGCGCCCTGCGTGACCTTGAAGTCCATCTGCCGGAAGTCGGCGCCGACCGTTTTGACATCTGCTCCGCCGCCGAGGTAGAGCGTGCGGTAGGCGTTCATCGCGCCCTCGTGCTGAGTGCGGAAGATCTTGATCCAGCGGTCGAAGGCCTCGGCCTGGATGGTCGGGTCCAGCGAGACGACCATGTTCACGGTCGCTCCGTTCTCGAAGAACTTCAGTTTGTGCGTGGTCGCCGCCGAGTCACCCATCACCTCGCGCAGGATCGGCGTGATCCAGCTCATGCCTCGATAGGAGGCGATCGGGTCAGGGATGGGCGCGAAGTGACAGACCTCGTCGACGCCGAGCGCGATCGGATCCGCCTGGCCGCGCGGGCCGCCCGGATGGTAGAGGTAGCCGATGACCTCGGAGTCGATGTCGCCGGCGACGAAGGCATCGTCGTTGGCGGGATTGCGCGACCCGATCATGATCGTGACCCAGTCCGGCCGCAGCCGCTTGATGGTTCCTGGCGCCGGTCGGTCGGGACGATTGCTGCCGCGAACGCCGTAGAAGTTGCCGGCCAGGTCGGCGTCCTGGATCATCCGCGTCAGCAGGTCGCCGGTCGTGCCGTTGGGCCAGGGATGCTCGAGCGGACCGAGCGCCGGGCTCCCCCAGAGGTCCTGCGGCTGCCCGTTGCCCTGGCTCCCCAGCCGGCGCCACTGGAATCGCGCCTCGCTGAAGATCATGAGCCGGGCGAGGACGCAGGCGAAGACGATGCCGTTCGACTGATAGGCGCCCTGGACGTAGCCGACGAAGCTCTGGGCGATGTCCTCGCGGTTGCCGAGCAGCGTCTGCGAGGGGATGAAGGGGTACTGGACGCCGCCGAAGGTGAAGAACTGCAGCCACTGGTCGAGCGAGATCGACGGATCGAGGGCTCGTTCAGCATCGAGCTTGGCGGGCTTGCGCGAGAAGTCGATCTGCAGGCCGCCCGGGAGGGCCAGCTTCATATGTAGGCGACCAGGGGCTCGGGCGGTGGTACGTTGCCGCCCTTCTCGAGAGCAGCTCCTCGAGCCACCTCGGCGAGGATGCCGGCGACGAAGGCGTCGATGTGCCCGCCGTCGTGCTTCTTGATCACCTTCAGGTAGTGCTGGGTCACGCTGATCGCCTCCTCCGGCCGCGATTGCTTGCGCGAACCCTTGCTCAGTGCCGCCGCCTTGGCGTGGGCGGCGAGAATCTCGTTACCGTCGTGGGTGAAGTCGCCGGCGAAGGCGACCTGGAAGCGAGAGATGGCATCGTCCATCCGCCGCTCGGTGTTGGTCGAGAACTCGACGATTCGTTTCGGCCAGCGGCCCGCCCAGACGTCGAAGTACTCCTGCCAGTGGGCCGGCTCGCCGAACAGGAACTTGACCTCGTAGGCGTTGAAGGCCTCGGTGACCGCCTTGTCGACCGCGGTTCGCGGGATCTTCTCGTCCTCGAACGCAGCTGCGTCCCACGTGTTCAGGTGGAACCAACGGCCATCGCTCACCCGGCTCGCGACGAGAGATGCGGACTGACCGCGAGCGCCGAAGAAGCCGAGCGCGATCAGCTGCTTCGGCTTCAGGTCTCGCGGCCGCGCCAGCGCGTCCCATCTGGTCGGATCCACCGCCGGCGACATGCCGACCACCGGCAGGTTGAAGAAGTAACGCAGCGCGTCAGCTGGAGTCGGACAGACCGCGGGGTCGCGCGCGTCGGCAAGGATGCGGTCCGGATCCACCCACCAGGAATCGCCGTAGACGAAGCGCAGCAGCTCGAGCGCGTCGACGTCGTCGTCGAGCTCGGGATGTCGCGGCGGCGGCCGGTAGTCGATGAAGACGTCGCGCGCCGGGCTCTCGTGCGTGCGCTGCGCGATCGAATTCTCGGACGGGTCGTACATGTTGGTGGTCTCCATCCACCGTCCGCCCATGCCGGCGAGGTTGCGTTTCATGGTCGTGGCCAGCAGCACGCCGCCGCTGGTCTCAGTCATCAGGTGCGGCTCGTCGAAGAGCGCGAAGGTGATGCGAGCGCCGAGCCGAGCTCGGCCGGAGGCGGTCATCGGCTCGATCTTTCCGCCCGAGGGAAGGTTCAGGTCCATGAGCCCGATGTCGAGGCCGGCGAGATCCGCGATCGGTCCGCGCCTGGCCATCTCATAGACGGAGAGCCAGACGTTGTCGGCCTGCTCCTCGGACGTGGCCACGATCTGGACCCACGGTGTGGGATGCGGTCGACCGACCGGTTCGCCGGCGGAATCCCAGCCGTCAAAGACGACCGGACCGAGCGCGTAGGCGAGGCAGATTGCGCCGCCGAACGGTGACTTGCCCCACTTCTGCGGCCGCACCAGCTGCGCGCCGCGGTAGAGGAACGCGGCTGATGGCCGGTTCTCGAGGACCTGGGCGTTGGGATGAAGCCTGAAGAAGCGCAGCAGGAAGCCGAGCATCTCGTCGGTCAGCCGATAGGGCTCATCCTGGTGCAGTCCGTCAGGGATTACGCAGTTGGCTTCGATCCACTCGCCGACGAGATAGCCGAGGGTCGGGAACTCGCCCTTGGTTCGAGGGCCTCGCCAAGGCAAGCAGACCTCTTAGAGCAGCAGGCCGAGCGCGAGCAGGAAGAGAACGATCAGCAGGATCTTGCCTGTGAGTTCGGCGATGCCGACCAGGACCAGGAAGAGCAGGATCAGAGCCAGGATGGCGCAGATCCGACCGATGCCAAACGCCGTTACTCGACTCACGTAGCTCTCTCCTTCACTCGACGGCCTTCAGGCGATCGCGGATATCGAGGACCTGGCCGGCAATTGCTCCGACAACGTCTTCCTCGATCGTCCACTTCAGCCGCAGCATGCTCATCGGCGTCAGGCCGAGCCGATCCTCGAGCTGGCGGGCCTCAATCAGATGCGCGGCCTTGGCATTGCGGCGCTCAGCTGCAGCGAGGATCCGCGCGTAGCGAGCGACGACGTCGTACCAGCCGAGCTGCTCCCACGCCACGGCTTGCGGCGTCTTCCACAGACGTTTCCAGAGCTCAGCCTCGCGCTGTGATGGTTTGCCGAGCGGCCAGATCGGCGCTTTGCCGTTCCGGCCATCCGCCGGCAGCCGCGTGGATGCGCGATCAGCGAGATTCCTACCGCGACGTCGCTGCTGCTCGCTCGGCTTCGGCGCCGGCCCCATACCGGCCATCAGGCAATGCGAAAGCGAGTCTCAGACTCGTACTCGACTTCCAGACTTGTACGCAGCGCGAGCGGCTGGGACCGGGGTCTCGGGCCGGCTGAGCGGTGAGTTTTTGAACCCGCCCCCCCTGCCTTCAGATCGACCCCCCTTTCCATCGGCGAAGAGGACGACGTGCTGTCACCCTTGGCGTCATTGCAGGAAAGACAGAGGATGTCGACGTTGCTGCGTTCGGAAAGACCCCCCATTGAAACAGGGGTGCGATGGTCGCCCGTCAGTCGCTCTGCAGGGTGGGCTGCACGGCCGTAGCCGGGACAGATCCAGCCGTGCAGGGCCACATGCTCACGGATCATCGTGCGGACTAGCCGGCGCCAAGCGCCATCGTATCCACGCTGGGCTGCTGATCCGCGTGCCCGCCCCTTAGCGCGACGGTGCGTTTCACAGCGGCTGTCGTTTGAGAGCCCCCCGCAATCCAAGCACGGCCGCAGCAGGGTCACCTCTTTTTGCTGGCCCCCTTCTTCGCTGGAGTCGGCTTCGGCGCTGGCTTGGTGTCGTACTTCGGCTTGAGCACAGCGCCGCCGGCGGCGGGTGTGCTGACCCCCATCGCCATCAGTTGCCGTTCCGGAGAATGGCAACGCCGGACATGGGCCGCGCGCGCGCCATCGAGGGCCTTGAAGAGCAGACGGAGGCCTTCTTTCGCCTGGGGGCTGCCGCGACGGGCGAGCTCTGCCAGCAGCTGGTTGATCGAATCGATCAGCTCGCCGACTCGCGGAGCGGCGCGCATCATCATCTCCTGGTTCATCTGCGCGACCTGGTTCTTGAGCTCCGCGTTCTCCCTGCGCAGGTAGGTCTCGGGCGAGATCGCATTTGGACCGTGGACCTTGCTGAAGCGCTCTTCGCTCATTGACTTCTTCTCCTTCTCAGCCGGCGGTCTGCCACCATCGATCGGTTGCTCGCTCCTGTGCCTCGCAGCGCCAGACGCAGTCGAGCAGGTCGGCATATTGCTCTTGCAGCTCCGGATGGGTTTCCGGCTCGACGTCGATTGCGGTCAGCGCAGAAACGCTGCTGCCAGACAACCGGCGGAGGAATCGAACGCGCACGGCACGCAGGATGGATTGCACGGCGACCGCCTCCTCGCCGTAGATCCGCGATGCGGCTTGAGTTCTAGAGTCCGAGTCCTTCGGGGTCACGACGATGCGAGCGCGCGTTGAGATTGCTCATCACGATTCGCATCCAGTTCCGGAGCTTGGTGTTGGAGCGAAATTTCGGCGGCTTGACCAAGCAAGCCAGGAACGCGTCCTGGACCAGATCTTCAGCCTGCTCGCGGGTGTGCGTGATCTCTCTGGCGCGAGCCAGCAAGGCTGGGTACATGGGAAGCGCGCGCTCGATCGGCGTGGCCACTACTCAATACATTCCGATGCTGGGGCTTCTTCTCCGAATTGAGGCCCAACCAGCGGAGGCGATCGAGGGCGTTGCGATAGAGGGTGTGGACGGTTTGTGGCCGCCAGCCGAGGTCCTGCGCAATCGTCTCGAGATCGGGATTGTAGAGCCAGGTGCGCATAACGGCTCGCTCGCCGGCGGACAGTTGCGCCCGCTCGAGCACGAGCTCTATTCCGTCCCCGAGTCGCTCGGCGGCAAGGTCTGACGCGATGCCCGGCGCCGCGGCGAGCTCGAGCGCATAGGTGTCGTGCCAGTCCAGCGCCGGCGGCGCCGGCGGATCCAGCAGTGCGATGTCCCCGAACTCGATGAGAGGCAACTCCGCGGCCGCCGCACCGGCGATCTTCCACTCGGCCACGAGCAGGTCTTGGGCGAGCAGCGGCCAGTTGGAGTGAAAGGCCGTGCTAGAGGGCCACTGCTGCAGCGGCCCAGGGTGGCCTGGGCGGTGCACCTCGTGCCTCTGCCAGACGGCGTCACTGAACGCCTGGAGATGGATATTCCGGGTCTTGGTCAAGCGATAGCCGGCTTTCGGCTCCGGATCGATGCCGCGGATACCCCAATCAGCCAGACGGACCACCACCAGCGCGAGTGCCGGTGCCAGGCGAGAAAGGCCCAGCGATGGCAGCGAGTTCCATCGCACCGCGATTGCTTGCATTCATGTCACTCACGGCCCACCTCCTCGGAGAGGTCAATCTCCCACGCCGGCGGCCCGACCAGCGCATAACGCTTAGAGCAGGCCACGCTGACCACCTGGCTGTCGTCCTTGAAGGCCACGCCATTGAGCGCGTCGAGCACCGTTTTCAAGTAATTGTCGACGTCCGGACGCGTGACCGGCAGAGCACTGTCACGTCGCTTCTTGGGGATCGATTGCGGCATCGCCAGCAGGGCTGTGATGGCAAGAGAGACTGGACCGACCCAGGCCTCGTGTTGCGGGAAGGTCTCACAGAACGTGGTCCGGATCCGCCATTCGGCATCCTTAGTCTTCGCCGGCGTGTAGATCCGCGCCTGCCCTCCACGAAAGCTCGCCCGCGGCCGTGCCTTAGCGACCGGATCCGTGACCACGCGGAAGGTGAGTCGGCTCATCGGACCGCGGCCTCCTCGAGGAAGAGCACGGGCTGCGCCACGACCAGGCCTGGCGATGGGTAATCGATCAGCCCCAGCGAACGCAGCGCACCGAGATTGTTCGTGTACGCCGACGACGTCGACGAGGCCCCTGCCTTGTCGGCGAGCTCCGTCTTATCGGCAGGATGCGGCCACTGCTTGATCAGCTGCTGGAGGATCCGGACCTGAGGCCCGGGAAGGCGAGTGAAGAGCTGACGATGCAGCTCCTCGGATGTCTGCGGCAGATCCAGGTCCTCGCGCGCAGCCGAGCGGCCGGTATCGGTGAGGGCGACCAGGCCTGGTCCTGGATAGCTGACCAACCCCGCGGTGCGCAATGCACCGAGGTTGTTGGTGTACGCGGAGCTCTTCGGGCTGGCATCGGCGAGCAGCGCCAACTGCACCTTCTTCGCCTGCGGGATCCGGACCGACTCCAGCCAGAAGAGCGCGTCGATGATTCGCTGTTGTGGGCCGGTCGGCGAATGATGACCATTCGAATGCGACTCGACCATGCGGCCGGGTGAGGACTCCATCGTCCTGGCCGTCGGTAGCGGGGCCTGTCTCGGGCTGGTCCGCGTCCGGCTCAGGCTTCCCTCGACCTTCCGGTTAACGACCGGCTGCTCTGACTGAGCTAACCCGGCTGCCTGATCGAGCAGCATGTCGAGTACCTTGTGCACCTCGCCGGCGGCGCGACTGGCTGCCTGGATGCGTCGCACGAGATCGCGCGGAAGTACCTCGACGCGCTTCTCCACGATCTTTTCGCGGACCTCGACCTGCGGCTTTGCATCCTTGATGCGTTGATGCAACTGCTCCTCGAGCTCGCGGATCCGCTTGCGCAGTTCTCGGGGATCGTCGGCCTTCGCCTTCTCGATCGACCTGGCCAGCTGCTTGCGCAGTTTCTCCAGGTCGACGTCGGCGAGCTTCTTCGGCTCCGGTCGTTTCTCCCCGACCTTCGGCGTCGACGCGCTGTCGTAGGTGGCACGCCGGCGGACCTTGACCTTCTCGAGAATCTGCAGCCATTCCGGGCTCCAGATCCAGGCCGTGCCATCTGGCAGCTCGGGGAGTGTTGAAAGGATCGTCTGTCGCTCGTCGGCTCCAGCGTGATAGCGGATCCAGCTGTCGATCGCGTCGCGGTCCTGCGGTCCTGTCGTGCGATGCGCGATCAGCGTCTCGGCCTGGGTCGTGACGTCCTTGTTGACCTTGGCTGAGCGCTGGGTGATGAGGGTCGCGCCGATGCCTTCGCCGCGGCCCCACCGGACCAGGCGATCCATCTCGCCGAGCATCGCCTCCTCACCTTTGGCCGGCCGCTGCGGCACGAAGGCATCAGCTTCTTCGATGAAGACGTGGACGGGGACGCCGGCGTTCTTGTCGAGCAGGCGCTTGGCGAATGCGGCCACGAAGCGCGCGCGCTCGCCCACCGACCAGCCCTTGGTGCAGAGCACCATCGAGATCCGGTTCTCGATGAAGACGTCAGCCATGAGCTCGCCGGCGCTGGGCTCGAGAGGCAGGTCACCGTGCGCGCCGCCGAAGACGTAGACGCCGAGACCTGGACCGCTGCCATCGAAACTCGACTTCAGGCCGTACCAGTTGTCGAGCGGCGTCAGCACCACGATCGGCGCCACGCGATACATCTCCTCGGCGAGCACGGTCGCGGTGTTCGTCTTGCCCGAGCCGCGCTTGCCGAAGATCACGAACGTCTGCGTGATCGCGTCGACGGGCAGCTGCAGCTGGGGCGAGATGTTGAGCTTGCTCAAACCGCTTCCACCTCGCGCATCGCGACAGCGGCCGTTTCGTTGATCCGGGGACGTTTCGATTCAGCCTTAGCTGCCTTAATTGTTTCGATCCATTCCTGGTGCTCGTCCTCGCTCATCGCGCGATGGCGACGGAGCATCAGCTCCTGAGCAGCTCCTCGCTCCCCAGGGCGCGCCCATCGCTTCGCGTTGGCCGCGCGGATGGCCTCGAGCATCTTCTCCCGGCTTTTGCCCTTCCACGCGCCAGCGGCCTTGCTGGCGAGGCGCACGGTCTTGCGATCGCGCTCGAGCTGAAGCATCAAGGGGCTCACCGGGCGCAGCGGACAGTCGGCTGTGTGGCAGAAACCACCCGGTTCGCACGCGAGACACATCAACGCGACCGAGGCCTGGTGTTCTTCGAGACTGTGCAGGGAGACCTCGACGTCGGCGAGTAGGACCCTGATCCGCTTCCCGACGTCGCGTTTTATACGCGCACGCGGTTGCTCATCGATCGGGATCCGCAGTTTTTGCGTCACACGAAGGCAGAGCTCAGAGCAGTACTTCTTCGGACCAGCTCCTTCGTGGAGGAACGGTTTGCCACAGCGCGCGCAGTGACCTGTCCGCGCCTCCCGCACGATGGCGAGCAACGTGTCATCACTGAGCGCTTCGGAGAGTCGTATCGCGGTCTTCAGCGTCGGCAGGTTGCGACCGTGGCGCCACTGCACGACAGCCGAGCGCGCTACGCCGGCGGCCTTGGCCAGGTTGTTCTGCCCGACCTGATGGCGCGTCATCGCGCGCGTCAAGGCATCTCCAAACCTGCGAGCTCCGATCAATCGCGGCGAGTCGGGATGGATCGCTCGCATCAGCTCTCCAGAGCCGGCTGGTATTCCCCCTCGCTCATGTCGAACGTCCAGGCCACCGCCTGCGGACAGCGCTTCATTGTCGGGGGCACGCGCAGGATGTACGACTTCCAGGATCCGTCTGGCTCGGGCGTGCTGTTGGTGACCTCGATCACCAGCAGCGGCTCGTCGCCTGGTTGGTCGACGCGCAGCAGCCGGCGCTGATGTCCGAGCTGATCTGTATCGCGATCGACGACCTTCGCCTTGACGCCAGCAAGGAAGCGGTCGACGCCGAGGCGCTCGACCATGACTCGCCGGACCTCGGCATTCGCCTCGGCGAGCACCCCGCGCGGATCCAGAGACTCAGGCTGCTCGATGACCTGTCGCGGCACGTGCACGCCGTGCCATGACCAAATGCCCCAGCCGTCGGGATACTGGATCGCAGCTCCACTCGCGCTGTGCAGCCGATGGCGATCGTCGCGCTCGAGCCGCATCGGTCGCTCGGTGAAGAGCACCAGGTCGGCGGTTGCCGGCCACCACCAGGTGCTCGTCGACCTCGCCACCTGCCGTAGGCCATCCACCGGCGCGATGTCGAAACCGCACGCGCGCTCGAAGAACTCGAGCCAGCTCAGCCACCACTCG